TCGTAAAAAGTAATTTTAAATTATTTTTACTCCACCGCCACCGTTAAATGTTTTTACATTGTAAATAACTTAACTGATCTTTTAACGTCATATCAGGACGGTTCGAGTAGTTTAACGTCATACTCAGGACGGTTAGGCCTTTAACGTAGGCCACACTAATACGCATTCACATAATTATAAAATATGCAATCAAGTTTTCTGTCATTGAGGACAACATGAAGTTTGATTACATATAGTAATCCCAGAAATTATCTAATTTCTGGATTTTACCATTTGTTTCAAAACCTTTAACCATATATATAGTATCAGCTCGATCGCGATACAAGTTTAAAGGAAAAAGAGCAGCATTTTCTTTACGAAAAGTCATAAACATTTTCTGGAAGAACGCGAATTTTTCCGCGTTAAAACAGTAATTTATCATATGACTACTTAAAGCCATTGCCAAATCTTCTTGCTTCGTGTTTACCATATTAGCTACGCATTTAGCGAAGTTACATGGGTGATACTCAACCATAGCGTTCGACACTACCTTGAATTTTTGTGAGAAAAATTCTGCACCATCCAAGGAATCATGTTTCTTAAACTCGTCCAGTTTAAATCCGAGAATCGCAGCTTCCCTGCGGTATTCCTCGGTATCAAAACCTTTTGGAAAAGTTTGCAAAACATCATCTCCGCCCACTATTAATGAGTAATCTTTTGACAAAATAGTTTCGTCTTCAAGATTGAGTCGCATTAGTACTAAATTATTTACGACAAGTTGAGCAACTGAGTTAATTAGAATGGTCAAAAACCAACCACTCTTCATAATTCCGTTGTGTGTAGCTTTGATACATTCACCGGTTGCGGATCTGTAAACGAAATCTTGAGTCATTTCTTTGAACATACCGGAAACATCAAGTTTCCATTCATCAAATTCTTCATCACTCATATCGATATCCTTCACAGCCAAACCAATGACAACTCTCTCGCATATATCAAATACATATTGGAAACAATTGTAATCCCATGTAGATTTATCACTTTCGAACACTTCCCGATTCTTAAAGAAGCGGTTCATATGCTCGCAATGCCCCGGTTTATTCGGAGCAAAAGTGTACTTAACAGGACTACTTTTCCAAACATCTACGACGGTATGTGCCAATTCCTTTGATATAGCTGCGTGCTTTACCATTTTTGTTACTGGATTTCCTACTATTATTCTTGGCATACCTTTCTCAATCTTTTTGGGTTTTGTAGGTTCATTTTTAATAAAAGCCTTACCTACAAAAGGCTCATTCCAACCACTAAGGACTAGATTACGCAAACCAGCATTGCCGTATTTATTCAACACTGCTGCGTTATCATTTAAATTTTCGTCCAAAAACGGAAATCCTGGAGATTTCTTGGCCTGAACTATACTACTGGATATTATTTCATCAATATTTTCCGGAGATTTGTAACCGACTTTGGGAGTAAAACGACTATTGACCAGTTGTTTTAAAACAATCTGTGCACAGCGTTCTTTCTCACTCAGAGTGGGTTCAGTTTTTATCTCTGAATTACGTTCATGAAATAACTCTAGATGTTTCTTCAAAGAAACATCAGTCGTTTTAACTGAAATTAATGGCGACACATACATCTCCGGCTTATAGCCGAAGGAGTCTAGTGTAGCTATATTTTCAGCTAAAAAGGCTTTGACTTTTTCATTCTCTTTCTTAGCCGCGGCCACGTGCGAGGGTTTCTCTTGGGAAACCGTCGAATAGGCTTTAGCGGGTAAGGGACAACTTTCATCATCGTAGTCTGCCCATCGCTTCTTTCCATTACTCCTAGAGGTATGGAGATAATCATCCTGGGTAGGACCATCATCACCGTATTTACCTTTTCGGAAACTAGGAAATTCTTCATACATATCATCATCATCGAAATCCATATATACTCCACCTCTCTTATCCATAAGAGTGTACGTATCATCATCTTCATCAAAGAATTCTACATCTCTACCTTTAAATTTATGTTTATCTTGTTTATAACCATAAACTGTAGCGACTGAACTAGTGTTGGAGACATTCTCGTGCATCTCTTTAGGGAGATAATGGATAATGTGTTCAATTCTGATAGCAACGTTATCGGTACCATCAGTTCTAACATGCATGGCGATAGTTTTACCACCAGCGTACAAAGGGCTTCCACTGTAACCCCTTTCAGTGGAAGCTGTGTGTTGAAGTTCGTTGTATGTACTAGTATTCAACACCCTTCCAATAGAAGCCATTACGACTCCATTATGGAAACCTACTGCCTGGATATTTTGATTAAAATAAGAAGGACCTATCACTGCAGATCTCATACTCATCTTTGACCAAAAACTCTTCGGCATTTTCACAGCGAAAACATCAAGAGTTCCACTGTAACTATTATTATCATCGGCGAATAGACGCGAGTCCAGTCGAAAACAACCTTTCATATTTACAGTGCAATTTTTCTTAAGGTTTTCAATTACGCCCGTTGCATATACATCAAATAAGCTACTGCTACATCCGTAAGCTACATGCTTAGCTGTAATCAAAAAATCACTAATGCGAAAGAAACTAGCATATTTTGCTAATTCCGTATTCTCACTAGATAACAAAAGACAGCCGGTAGGGAATTTAACACAAGGATAATAAGAAGATCCTGGCAGTGCCATTTCATCGACACTGACCTTCTTTGGTTCATACTTGATATAAACAACCCTATCTTCGATTAACACACGTTTGTATGCTTCATCGTTGTATATAAATAATTCCTCTTTCTCTTCACTTTTTAAGGTTTGAGTTGGAAAGAAAAATCCATACACACTAGCTATCACGCCCCAAATTTTGAATATTATGGTTTTAATATTCTTG